GTCCCAGATATTCGCGGGCCTCATTCTGCGTAAGAATCCCATTCTTGACTCCTGCAACGACATAGTTCATTTGATCCAGCGGAGCGCCCTTCAGGAAGTCTTGTGTCTGAAACTGAACGTGTAAATTCGGATAGCCTTTTAGCAGCGACAATTTTAACCGCTGCTCGACGTTCGTAATAAACGGCATCATCGTCGATTTGTAGAACTCGTCCAGCATTGTCTGGGTGTTGTTGTACTTCGACTCGCCTACTCCGATCATCGCGGGAGGTACACCAAACAATCCGCAGATCCGCGTCATTGTTTGCTTCTTAAGCTCTCTAGCATCCACATCCTGCAGCGTGAGAGGCTTGATCGCTTCGTAGGTCATGCCCTGATCCAACAACATAGACTGCCCCGGCTTGCTCTGATCCGAGGGCTGGCTGTTAAGCATGTTGGTCCACGCTTCTTTTAACCTGCTGGCAATCTCTTTGAACTTTGAATCGGGAATGACTTGCTCGGTGCGGAACAAACCGGAGGGTTTAGCACCGTTCAACATAATGAAGTTGGAGTAAAGGTCGATGTCCTGATCTAAGGAAACCAACTCGACAGCTTGCAAGCGGTTAAACGAACTGGAGCCTTGCCACGGCTCAGACTTCGTGTGCATCACCTGAAAATACTTGAGCGGCTCATCTTTATTGAAGCCGTAACTTGAACTTGTAAGCGTGTAGAAGGGATAACGCGTCTCTGAGATCCTCGGCACGATTAGCGTCGAGTCTAAGACGTACATCTCAAGCGGAATCTGCGTCGGTTCCTGTGCGTCTTTCCTCCAGAGTAATACGAAAGTCTCACCGGCCAGCTCATGCCACATCGTGAACTGATACCAAAACTCGTATTGACTCTGGAAGTTATTAGGATTCGCAAGAAGGTTAAGAACGCTTGCAGCTCGGCTCTTTTCGCGCTCAGGAACGCTAGGGTCTGTCTGTGTGTCTACAAACGTGCCGTCAGCCTGCTTAGACATGATTTTGACGGGCAGTTGAGCAAGAGAACGTGCTTTTGCCCCTACGCAAGCCATCACAGTCGAATTTCTAGCAAGCGTCGTTATATCGACAGTTCGCCCTGCTTCGTTAACCGCAGAGGTCGTAACGTAGAGTAATTGGTTAGAACCGTAGCCCTGCCCCTTGCCACGGAGCATGACGTTGTTTCCGAGGACAGTATTTCCAAATAAGGAGTTACTTTCGGCCTTTGTTTTACGCTTGAATACGTCGAATAAGCCCATTTTTATCCTCAAAAGACTCTGAATCCGTACGATTCAGACGGCATCGGATTGTCTAGACTACAGTGCATCGCAATGATTAAGGCAATAATCCCGTCAACCTTAGCGTGACGATCCACACCGGCTTTCTTGACTTTGATATTGCCTTGAACGTCTGTAAACACTTCGCAATTGCCCAGTTGATGTCCTAAGAATGGGTTTCCGTCGTGTCTGATCTTGTGGCCTAAGATAAGTCGCTCGACATGCTTAGACGGGTTAGAAAGCACCGCCATTCCTTGACCGACTTTCTTTACCGGCATTCCGACTTCGTACAGCCTTGCTACCAAAGCCGCAGCATTATATGCGTCGTAGCCTACTTCTTTTATGTCGTATTTCTGGCTTTGCGCGATAATATACGCCGAAATCTCTCTATCGTCCATCACGTTACCTTCGGTGATGTGCAAGATCCCCGAATTGATCGCCTGCCTGAAGATGTCTTGATAATGAGTGGGTAGTAATTCAAAGCCATCTTCGGGAAGAAAAAACTTCCACTCGGCTTCGTAATCGTCCTCGGCAAATCGTTTTAATGTGCAGACAGCGTTTAGATCTCGTGTCGCTGCTAGATCAAAACCGATAAATACTGCTTCGGGTTCTCTCTCTGTCAGCCCTACGGATTCATCCCAATGTGTGCGGTCAACCCACGCGGTTTCGGCTGACACATAAACATTAAGTGTCTTACAGAGAAACTCGTTGAGCGCAGCGGGCTTAATCTTTGCCTCTTCGCACCTCGCAACAATCGCATCGTGTGATACCGAGATATTGTGCATCGGGTTAGCTTTAGCCCATACCTTTTCGTCTCTCCAGTCATCACCTGCATCCAGAGAGTAAAGAAGGCCAAACCACCGTGGGTTATCTGGAACGTCCTGATGGAGGATGTGCTCCATCACCTGAAAGTCCTCAAAGAACTTTGTGTCTCTTGTGAAGCTCGCAGTGGTTATGTAAAGACGGAGAGGATTAAGCCGAGATACCATCCCCGAATGCAAGACCTCAATCGCATTCCTGTCGACAATTTGGCTCGCCTCGTCAATGATCGCGCAAGAAGGGTTGAGCCCGTCTCCAGTCTTTTTAGTGTCTCTGGAGAGAGCTTTCATCATGCTCTGGCTGTCGCCGTTCTTCACAATCGTGAACTTGCCGGGAATAAAGAGCCTCGAGATCTCCTGCGGCAACGTTTCGACGAAGCCCTTAGCCGTAGTAAACACGATTGAGGCTTGATCGCGGTTCGTAGCGAGCGTGTAGACCTCTGCGCCAGCTTCCCCGAAGGCTAGCTCGTAAAGGGCGATAAGAGCCGTCAGCGTCGATTTACCAGCCTTTCTGGGGATGTAGACAATGACATCCTGCACCATCCGTTTACGGCGGTCTTTCTTGTGTCTAAAGCCGTAGATCGCGCAGGCAATAAGGATCTGGAAAGGCTCAAGGCTTACAGGATAGCCAGCCCACTGTCCCTTTACATGCCTACATAGACCCGCAAACTGTAGAAAGTGATTGACAGGACTCGGATCAAAAACCCATTCCCACTCTTTGTTTTCTATGTGATTTAAGAACCGCTGGCAGGCTAGGCGAACATTCCTACAAGCGTCGATCTCGCCTTTTACGATGCCGACAGCGTAAGCAATACCATCTTCTATTCTCATGTGCCGAACTTAGGCCCTGCTAGGAATTCGCCCATCTTAGAGCCATCCTCAAGTTTGTTTGCCGCCAATCGAGACCGCGGAGTCAGTCCCATTTCGTTCATTAGCTTGATGGAGTTCTCCATCGCCTTGTTTGCAAGGCTGATGTAAGGATTCGGAGCGTGAGTTTTTCCACCGTTAGTCTTAACCACTAAAGGATGCTTTGCCTGCTCTTTCCTTGCGTCAATGTAGAGCTGGAGCTGGTCGGCAAGCATCATCAGCGTGTGCCTGTCCTGATCCGAGCCAATGCCGTAGACATCGAACAGATAGTCGGCGGTCTCTTTTACAAATCTCTCGCGGTTAAATAAAGACGGGTTGTCTGCCCACTCGGCAAACGGAACTCTGATCTTTACCTTCTCCGGCAGTGGGATGCCCGTGTTTTCTCCCTTTGTGCCGTGTACTAAGTGAACTTCAGGTGGATACTTTCTTTGCATTTTGACTTCCTATGTATTCAAAAGATGCGGTAAGTCTAGACGCGCTAACATTTGATGAAGAATGAACTTTCGCATTTGCGCCCGGAGCCGGAGCTCTGGAAGGCTGCCGAGTCATTCTCCATTTTGCGGACTTTGCTCGATAATGCACCATTGATGGGTGACTTGTCACGCTAGTAAAACGCTTTCCTTGCGACAATAAGAAATCACCTACAAGTTCACTTATTCTATTGCCTAGGCCTATCCCTTGAAAATCAGGCAATACAACGGTTCTGTGCTCCTTCCATATATTTTTAACTTTTGGATGCGGGAAAGGCAAGATTGAACACATGCCTGCGGGTTCGCCATCTATTGTGGCGACATAAACTTTTGCCGCTTTGTTTAGTTCAGCACTTAAATAGTGATGACCCTTAAATATTCTCCATACGGAATGATGGACTTGTTGTATCTTGATTTCAATGGAGGGTCGCCGAAGTAACCTCCGGTCAAAACACATTGTCGATACATCGTAAACCCAATCCGGCTCTAACCATTCCGCAACATCATAATGGCAAGTCACCGCGACAAATTGTCTTTTTTGCTTGCGGATAAACTTTTGAACTGCATAACTGCCAATCTTTGCGACAGTTCTATCTACCAAAGAAGTAAATTCATCAAACACTAAAATATTTTTAGTTTCCAATACTGCCCTTGCAAGATCGGCTCTAAATTTCTGACCATTGCTTAAACAGTGATATGGCAAAAGCCAGCTAGGTGGGCTTGCAAACCCAACATGAGACAAAGCATCAGTGATTGTTTTTATGTCTAATGATTGATCAAAATCATCAAGCAAACTATTTTCTTTCCACTCATTATTGACAAAGTACGTTGCATCCTTAAATACTTGCTTTGCAATAGTGGTTTTGCCGGAGCCGGACGCTCCAACGATAAGACCAACTGACCAATTGAGATCTTCAATCGGCAAATCAATATGCCATTGCTTGCTAATATTTTCTTCTATAGGAACATCAAACATTCCAACAACTTTGGCGGTCCGAAATGTTTGCTTATATTTTGTTGATACTACATAGTCAAAACTCGGCATTTGTATCCTTTTTCTGTAAGCATATAAAATAATTCTTCTTGCTGTAATTCGCTTTCACAGCTTACGGCTATTTCGTAAACTGAATCAACTTCTTGACTTGAGGCGTTTTCTTCTTTTGTCTCAGGCTTTTCGTCTCCAAAGCCAATTAGTTGCAAATCAAATCCCTCAAGCTCCAACTCCTCAAGCTCCAGACTGAGAAGCTCCGTATCCCATCCGGCATTCAAGGCTAGCTTGTTGTCAGCAATGATGAGAGCCTTCTTCTGAATCTCGGTTAGGTGCGACAGTTCTATGGTTGGCACTTCCTCAAGACCTAACCGCATCGCAGCCTTCAGCCTGCCGTGGCCAGCAATGATTCCTTTCTCGCCGTCGATCAGGATCGGGTTAGTCCAACCAAACTCTTTTATCGACGCAGCGATCTGCGCAACTTGCTCGTCTGAGTGCGTTCGGGAATTCCTTGCGTAAGGGGTGAGATCCCCTACGCGAGTCATGACGATGCGGAAAAGGTCCGGTTTTAAGCTACCCATCTTGTTTAATCCCTTTGCAGAAAGTTGGGGCCGCGCTTGCTGAGGAGCAGTGCGACTTTTTTTAAGTTATTCCTCAATCAAAATCTCCGCAACCTTGCCCGTCGTGAAATCATAAGCCATACCGCGCTTTTCGAGACCTGTTTTGATAGAGTGACATGGCCGACATAGGCTTTGGAAGCGGTTGCCCATCCATTTATCAATGTTCATCTTATGCGGGATGATGTGATCTACATCGCTGGCCGGGGTTATTTTCCCCAATGATTGGCATCTAGCGCACAGCGGATATTTCGACAGGTGTATCTGTCTAAATTGTTTCCATTGCTTGCTTCCGTATTTAGCGGCTAATGCCTTGCGTTTTTCACCAAGTTGAATTGCTCTTGCTCCGCCGTGATTCACGCAGAAGTAAGAGTGGTTTACTTTTGCATTGTCGCAGCCTAACTCTCGGCAGGTTGTCTGCTTGGGCGTTCGAGGCATGAGTATGTGGCTAGGTCTAAGAATAGGTCCGACTCTTTGCGAGTCATCTGCCTTGTGATTGACTCCAGTTCTTCACGCTCCATGAGTGCGTTGAATAAACAATAGAGCGAGTAGGGCAGATCATCTTGGTTGAACACAGCCTGGAAGATGAAGTCCTTTTCGTTTACTAGATGTTCTAAAGCCTTTTCAATTCTCATTTCAGGAATGTAAGTTTGTATAGTGTTGACTGCATTAACGCTTCAATCTCGTCGATGCTGTTTTGTATGGCTGAGTCTGAACCCATAACTGCCCGATAGTCCTTGACGTAGCCAAGCATGTATTCCAGCTCTGCTTTAGGTGTTTGTTGTGGTGGCCTGTACTCGACGGGATAACTAATCAGCTTCCCGTTTAGCCCTTGCCATTGCTCAACCACGGTATCCACCAAGTCGCCAAGATCCTCATAGAAACTGCCGAGGGCTTTGTGCTGAGCGTAGCTTTGGCTTTGCAAATGGAGGATGTGCGCGTTGGTGACTCCATGCAGCAGGCACATGATGAAAGCGCCAGTGGTTACCGGCTCTTCTTTGAATTTAAGCCTTATGGACATAAGCGCTCCAAAAAAAGCCCTCGCGGAGAGGGCAACCAGGGGAAGGAGTCACTTTTTGAGTTTACTCCCACTTCTTGACGAATTCAATGCCATGATGTACGCCTCGATTCGAGTCGCGTAGATCAGCATCTCAGCCTCGTTTTGCTTGGTAAGTAGATTTCTACCGACAGCCTTCATTTCTTCGACTGTAAGCCTTCTCCAGGGCTCCACGATGCCTTTCACAGAGTCCCACTCACTCACCTTTCAACCTCCTAAGATGTTCTTCTGCTTCGTCGGCTAGTTGCCTAGCTCTCAGGGACAGATCCTCAGCCATCTCACAGATCTCGTCGATTTGGAGCATGAGTTTGTCGAAGTCGCTGAGATCTTCCGTCAGTGAATTTAGAAATGCTTGCCTTGCTTGCTCTTTCATAGTTCCCTCTTGATTTGATTAGCCAGTTCTTCGCCGCGATCAGTAAGCATCCACACATAAGCCTTGCTTCCAGATGGAGCGGGTCGCTTTACCTTGTTTCCGTCGTCGTCTCGGTAATGTGTTACTAATCCCGCATCCTGGCAGTCTTTCCTGCGTTTACCGATACTGTTTTGTTGTAGGCCAGTCTTGTCTGCCAGTTCGTAGTCGGTTAGGTTGCCGTGTTCAAGTAGGGCAAGCAAGGCAGTGCGCCTGTGGTTGCTAGCCTTAAACCTTGCGTCGATTGCCGCCATGTGTGAGGTCAGCGGGTCTGTGCGTCTTGCCGTTGGAAAAGTAAATGGAATCATCCCTCGCCCCTTAGTAAGTCTGCTGCATCTTTGTGACCACGTTTCTCTAAAAGCTCAATACAGTGATTGAGCCTCGCTTCTCCTACGTTGAACCTTACAAGCTCAGCGAAATCCTCCAGCTCTTTTAGATTTACTGGCTCACCTGTCTTGAAATAGGTTGGTAGTTTGGCAATCTTTGCCATCCTAATTATCTCGTCTCGTTTTATCTCTGAAATCATGGCATTCCTTTCAAATGCTTTGACATAAGAATCGTTTTTATGTGCTCAGGAACTTTGGGCAGCGGAGCCCATGCCACAGCCCAGTCAGTCCACGTTCCGATCACGCAAACACCACCAGCGTTAAGCAAAAGCATCTTTACTCCGCGCGGCGGTATTTCATCGTCCGGCGTTCGCCAATTGGATTCGCCAGCTATGTAAGTTTTCACGCCGGCCTCGGCCACAAATAAGAAGTCGCTTGTTTGTAACCCTTGTCGATAAGCGTCTGTTCTTTTATCTCACGACCGCCAGGAAGAACGAACGTTTTTTTCTTGTTGTAGTGCGGCACGATCATGATGTCATGCGCGTAGTAGACGTTTACCCAGTCGTGATCCTGCATTTTTGCTTCTATTTTCATGTCATTGTCCTATGTTAAACGGGTTGTTATAAAACTTTGCTTCTACGGTGACTCTGCTTTTGTGAAACTTGGGCTTTTCTTTGACCACGGGTTTTTCTTCAACCTTGTCGGTTACAAACTCGTAAACACGTTCTTTCCCTAACACATTTACGATTACCTTTGTTTTTAGGTAGCCTTTTCTGGTCAAGTTCCTAAGATTTCTGTCGCAAGATCTTTTGTCCGTTTTCACCTGCAACTGAACCTGTTTCAGAGTCGCCGGTGTCTTACGTTTCTTCAGGTAAGCAAGAACCTTTGACTGACCATCGGTCATCGTTGATTTCCATTTGATGGAATCACTCATGTTGTGATCGCCGCTCATGATTTTCTTTGGTAGTAGTAAGACCATGCTCCAACGTGCTGCTTGAATAGTTTCTCTTTCGAGATCAGCTTGCGGGCTTCTAATGCCCTAATCATCTTGAGCGCGTTCTGTGGTGTGCAGCCAAATTGATCGGCTAAGTTTTGCAGTGACTTAGGCTCGGCCAGCGCGTCCAAGTAAATATTCTGGGTTTTAGTTAGCGGTCTAAAGCGCTTGATGATTCGCTTGCCAAACCTCGCAACCGATTGCTCAAACTCAGGCCGACCAGAGATCATCACACCCATTGTCTTTGCAAGCATTAACACTTCTTGCTGGTTCATGCGTTTTTTTCCTTTAGCTTGGCTTCAATGATTCGGGCAAAACCACAGCGGTCAAACCAGGGTGCATTACTTTCGTCGATTTTCTGGGACAGATAACTTAGATCTTCAATCTCCTGATCCGTCAGTGAAATCCATTCTTTCTTAGTTGCTTGCTTGCGTAATCTTGAGACGTGACCCTTGTTGTAACCAGTCTGCTTTGCAATATCTGTAACCCTGAGTGACGGGTCTTTGACCAGCTCTCTTACGATTTCACCTCGGCTTTTCATTTGTCAGCCCTCGCAATTGCCGCTGCATTTGTGTACGTCTGGCCGTAACGCTTTCTGAGTTTCTCTATGTTCGCTTGCAGAACGTCTTCGCGGTCTATGCAGAATGCTTGCCGAATCCCTTGTAGATAAAACTCAATGTCGCCTAGCTCTTCTACGAGGTTCGTGAAGTCCAACGGTTTCTGGTAGATCGCAAACTTCTTGATCGTGTCTAAAAGCTCGCCAGCCTCACCAGATACGCCTATCGCCATGTGTAATGCGTAAGCCTGCATAGGTGTTAGCTCGTCTATGATTTCTTGCCCTGGCTTTGCTAACTGACTTACTAATTCGTGATGTTCTTTCATAGTTACCTCAAAACGGAGCTGGTTCAAAAGGAATAGGCTCAGGCTTAATCTTTTTAGGCTTAACCCATTTGTTACCTACAAACGCAGGAAACGGCCATTTGCCAGCCTTAACCGCTTTCTTGATGGTTTGGTCTACTTTCTCGTCTTTCATGCTCGCCTCATCAGTGATTTAAGTTTGCTGATCTCTTGCAATCCTCGCTCTTTATCAATCGGAGCGGCAAGCATTTTCACGATAGGCGGCGGTGCCATCCGACAAACGGCGCGAAACTGTATGACGTTCGGCGGCCTATCCGGCAGGCATTCAAGACCGTAAGCAATCTCATGTGGTCTAAAACCAGATAATTCTTTAGCCCAGTTTTGCATGACTTCTTGGATCTGAACGTCTCTGTACTGATCTACAAAAGCCTTGCCATAGGTAAGCGCCATCTTCTTAAAGATGATCTCAATCACTTGAATGTCCATTAGCCCTCCAGCAGATCTTGGTGGGGTGTAATGTCGATCTCTCGCTTATTGCCAAAGATGACATCAATAGCATTCTTGTAGTGATTGTCTTTTCTTATGTCGTCAGTTATCCACTCAGCCTTAAATCCAGCCCATCCTCTTTCGCATGAAATCTGAAAGACTTCTGCGATAGTCATGCCGGCTGACTTAGCCTCTCTTTTTAGGCCTTCAAATGCTGCGGTTGTAAGCGGAGCCCTTTTCTGTTTTCGCAGCTCTTTGTAAGACCTCCAGAGAACATCGGAAACACCTTCTGGCTTCTCGACAATAATGTTTTTAATCTTATTAGAAGAAGAAGATGAAGAAGAAGATGAAGGGGTTGGTTTTTGTTTAACCTCTTTTATAACCTCATGGTTATCCTCAAGGTTAACCTTGCCCTTAGAAACAAGAGCTGGATTACCACCCTTCTTTCCGCCTAAAGCCCTGATTTCTCTAAGATTTTCATCACGAATCATGCGCCGTGAGCATATAGAACCATCTTCGGCAACGTCATAAACGCCAGCAACCTTTAATTCGTTAAGCCAAGCGTTAACAACCTCAATGGTCTCACCAACCATACGGGCAAGGTTATCGGGAAGGATAACCTTATCGCCAACCTTAAGGTGACCATAAGGTTTACCTTCGTGCATGAAGCAAATCATGTCAATCCAAAGCCCTCGGGCTCCGGTAGAACAAGATCTAAGGCCTGTATCTCTTAGCCAATCTGCCGGATAAAACTGAAAGGAAGGCCTTTTCATTTAGCTTTCCCTTCTTCTTTATTCAGATAAAAATTCCAAGCCGCATAAAAGAATTGTCTTGCGCTTTTACCTAGCTCGTATACAAGTTTTGCGTTTGGATTGTCTTCGGGTAAACAAACGCTTACGGCCTGGAAGCCAGCAATCAAAAAAGCCGTTTCATTTCTAAATGCTGGCTCGTCAGGAAGCCTTGAGATAATTTCGTTTAATAAGTCACTGCTGTCGTGGAAAACTTTATGGCAGGTCTCGCACAGGCAAGCTAGCTGCTCATTTTCGTAATCCCATACATCGCGGTTAGATATGTATTGCTTGTGATGAACGTGCAATGTTTTCTCACCGCTCTTACAGACGCTGCATAAAAAATCATTAGCCTGGAAAACTTCAAGACGTTTTTTTTGCCATCTCGGATCGAGATATTGGCTGCGATAAGACTTCGCCATAATCACCTCTCATCAAAGGTTGTCATCACTGATGGTGCAAAGGGCAGGCGGGTGATGAGACCGCTTTTCCCCCCGTCGGGGTATCCCTTGCCGTTACTACTCTAGCATCTTAGATTAGAAATCCACAATCTTGCAAGTCCAACCTGCCTTTAGCTTTCCCCATCCGTGAACAGTAATCTTCCACCCTGCGGCCAAGATCGCAGACAGATGCTCTGACTCTTGTATCTTGGTTACCCTGGCAGCAACATTACCTCGGCTTGTGGTCTGTACTAAGAGCGTCTCACCTTCCCTGATCGCCAGTATGTCGCCTATGCCAAACAAGTCCTGGCGTATGCGAGCGTGTGGGTTCCAGCGCTCTACGATCTGACAAAGATAGCCTTCAGACCGTAGCTTTTCCAGTGATCGTTGGGTTGGTGATTTACCGCTCATCTGCTTGTCTCTGCCTTTCGTCTGCTGGCTAATGACTTATTTAGGGACATGTATAACATCACTTTCACGCAATAAATAACGGAGAAACACATGACAACAGCACACGAAGAACTTGAAGTACGTCGCCAAGTGGCAATGGATGTAATGGTTATTACAAAGTGCAAACTTCAGCGCAACGTCAGATATGTTCGCAGCCAGAGCAACTGGATGAAAATCACTAGGGATAAAAATTCGTTTTGTTTTGCGAGAGGGTATGCAGGACAGCCTAAAGCCAAGGACATTGATACTTTTTCTTTTACTTGGGTAGCCAACTGGAATGAAGCAATAGAAAAAGCAAAAAGCACACTAGCTTGGATTGAAATTTAATCACCGGGGCTTCGGCCCCTTTACAGGAAATAATCATGAGGAAAATAGAATGGCTGGCCTACATAGCATTGGGGATGTTTTACGGAGTTCTAATGTTTCTGTTCGTGAGGTGAAAATGAACGTCTACAACTTAATCGCAAAAGTATCGGCCGATCTTTGCCAGCATGGAATCTCTAAAGACCGCAAGAATGCTCAGCAGTCTTACAACTTTCGTGGCATTGATGACGTTTACAACGCACTAGCTCCGATCATCAGCAAACACGGTCTGGTGATCCTGCCTCGGGTTATGCGCCGAGAAGTGTCTGAGCGCATGGGCAAAACCGGATCGTCACTCTTTTATGTCGTGGTTGAGGCTGAGTTTGATTTTGTCTCTTCGCATGACGGAACCAAGCACACGGTTAAGACGTTTGGTGAAGCCATGGATTCAGGCGATAAGGCTACTAACAAGGCTATGTCCGCTGCTTATAAATACGCAGCCTTCCAGACGTTCTGTATACCAACTGAAGGCGATAACGATGCCGACGCAACCACACATGAAGCAGAAACTCCAGAGTTCACAGAAAAACTAATGCTAATCGCGGCAGCTAGCAAAGAGACCTTAAAAGATGTGTATGAGAAGTATTACAACGAATACAAGGATTATCCTAACCTTCAGAAACAGATCATCAAGGTTAAAGATCAACGTAAAAAAGATTTAGGGATCGGGCAATGAACACAGTAAAAGCGTTAGCTATAGATAAAGCGTTAAGACTGCTTAACGCGTCTGGATGCAAATATTTTGTAATTGACGAATTAGGAAAAACATACGGAGAGCTTCCTGTTGAAAAAAAATCAAAAAAACAATCAAGGTACAAACCGGGAGTTATGTCTAATTACTTCAAGCCTTTTTTGGTTAACGCAAAAATTGGTGACGTTGTTGTTATCCCTTTTAACGATTTTGATCCAAGAGCGTTATCTGGTGCAATTACTGCTTATTTGTCAGGCACCTGGGGAAAACAATCTTATAAATCCTGCACCACAAATTCTTCTGTTGAAATATTGAGGTGCTCATGAGAGACCCACATGCTGCGGTTGATTACATCCTAAAACACGCTGAAAAGTTTGCAGACGCTAGGGCTCAACGTGTGTATCTAGAAGAGTTCAGAAAGAGCAAGAAAGCCCTGCTAATGCAGCTAAACACCGCTCAGCCGATCTCTGCCCAAGAGCGTGATGCGTACGCTCACCCTGAGTATTTGGAGCTTTTAGAGGGCTTAAAAATAGCCGTGGCGATTGAAGAAAAGTTACGATGGGATCTTGTTGCTGCCCAAGCTCGCGTAGAAATTTGGCGCTCAGAGCAAGCAAACGCTAGAGCAGAGATTAGGAACACCCAATGACGTATAGAAACCAAAAACTGTTGGAAGCCGTACGCGAGTTTGAGTGTGCTTTATGCGGTGCTGAAGATGGGACGGTGGTAGCCGCGCACAGCAATCAACTTAGAGACGGGAAAGGGAAAGGGATAAAAGCAAGTGATGCAGCTATAGCAGCGCTTTGTTATCGGTGTCACATGGCTATAGACCAAGGGCATCGCATGAACAAGCAAGAGAAAGAAGCTATGTGGGAGCAAGCCCACCGTAAAACAATGTTGTGGTTATTTGAAAGAGGAAAAGTATGGGTTCGGTAAACAAAGCGATCATCATCGGTAACGCAGGAAAAGATCCAGAGATCAAATACACGGATGCAGGGGTTGCTGTTTGTACCTTGACGCTAGCAACCAAACATTCTTGGAAGCAGCAAGACGGTAGCCGCCAGGAAAAAACAGAATGGCATCGCATCGTTTTCTGGGGAAAGCTAGGAGAGATTGTCGACAAGTACGTTAAGAAGGGCTCCCAGGTTTACGTCGAAGGTCGTATCGAAACACGAAAGTGGACAGACAAAAACGGTAACGATAAGTACACCACCGAGATCGTTGCTGACCAGATGCAAATGCTAAGCGGCAGACCTAAAGCAGAAATAGATAACGATGAAGAGGTACCGTTCTGATGGAGCAGGGAACTGAGGAATGGAAACTCGCCCGTCTCGGTAAGGTCACGGCATCCAGGGTATCGGATGCTCGTGCCAAGACCGGAACCGCAGCGCGAGCTAATTACATAGCCGACATCATTACAGAGCGCCTTACAGGCTCACCAATTGAATCTTATACAAATGCTTACATGGAATGGGGGACTGCAAATGAACCGCTTGCAAGAGCCGCATACGAGATTAAAACGGGTATATGGGTGGAGCAGGTCGCCATCGTCAATCATCCGCACATTAAGTCGTTTGCAGCGTCTCCTGATGGTCTGGTCTGGACGGATGGTTTACTCGAAATCAAATGTCCGAAAACCTCCACGCATTTAGGCTGGATGATGAAGGGCGAACCGCCTTCCGAGCACAAACACCAGATGCTTGCTCAGCTTGCCTGTACCGGTAGAGAGTGGGTTGATTTTGTATCGTTTGACCCACGGTTGCCCGAGCATCTTCAATTATTTGTGGTTAGGTTTCAACCGGAGCCTAAAGACATTGAAGACCTAGAGAAAGACGTAATGACTTTTTTACAGGAAGTTGACACAATGCAAAGGAAATTAGGATGAGCTGGAGAGAGTTAATTGCAGAGCAAAGAACCCCGCGCACATTCAAGCCCGTCGAGGAAATCTGGCGACAGTACGGCTGGAAGCCGCCCTCAACAGAGTGCGAAGACACCATCGAAAAACATAAAGCATTTCGAGCCTGGAGCCTCGGAGAACTGGCTTTCGATCATCAAGGAAGTCAAGAGCAGTGATCGACAGGAAATTTCGGCAGCTTATGAAAAAGTTATGCCGCTGGTCGTTGAGGATTGGGCTCACTGGCTTTTATCGAAGCCTAAGACTCGGCGGCTACCGCTCATCGAGCAGATAGCAAAACATCACGGTGAGAGCGTTGGAGACATGGTTAAAAACGCTCTCATCCGCTTGCATAAAGTCTAGCTTCGTCGCGCCTTCTTTTCACTAACCCAGGCATTTCTTTACCTGCGGCTTTTGTCCACATCATAAAAGCCTCGGCCGCGCCCTCGTAATCGCCTCGATTGTGTCGCATCCTGATAGTCGAGCGCTGTAAGTTTCCTAATCCAACATTAAACCCAAAGCTGGTGAGTGCATCAGCGCGATTAGGAGTAAGACCAGCAGGACATAGTCGGCGTACGCCAGCCTCAAACGCCAGCAGATCCTTGTAAAGAATCTCATCGACTTCTGCCATCGTGAGCGTACGATCCCATCCGCTCGGGATCGGTAAAGAGAGTCTCTCTTCAAACTTCACCCTTATGTGTGATGGGTCGATAACATGCCCTACGCCTATCGTCCAAAGTCTTGCAGGGCATCGGTAGGGTCTAAGCCTTACGCCCTCGTGATGCTTGAGCATACTGAGGGTACTACTTTGCAAATGCGCGGCTCCCAAAGTGGAATGCAATGATTGCAGCCCAGATCTGCTGCGTCTCGTCATCCCAGAGTTGATTCAACATCTGATCGAAAGGGACGTTCATGCTCCAGGCATACCAGAACCCTGCAACATCGACAAAGACCAGTAGCGCAAACATCCCATAAGTAATCACTGGTCTAACAAGAGCGCGAAGGTTTTTAACCCACTGCGAAACACCCTCGCCAAGAGCTATATCGTGGGCGTAGAGCGCTTTCATTTCCTCGGCTTGCGCTTGTATCTGAACCTGCTCCGTTCGTATTTCCTCGACCCTTTGTTGAGCCGCGAAGCCCTCTTTCGCCATCTCTAATTCGCGCTGCATTTGAAGCTGTGCAAGCTGTAGTTCGTGAGCCTTATCTTTCGAGTCCTGCCAAATGTCAAGAAGCCTGGGGACGCCTCCGGCTAGGAAAGAAAGAAGCGACGAAAGCAAAGTCATCATTTCTTGGTTAACCTCTCGCGCTCTTCTAATAGCCTGACTTTTACTTGCAGCTCGTTGATATGCTGCATCAGCTGTTCTTTTTGCATCGCTCGTTTCTCTGCGCTGATCGGGCTATCAGTTGGAACGCCTTCCTTCGTAATAAGCGCTGGCATGGAACCCTCGATCTTTGTTAACCGTGTCGAGAAATCTGCGACTTGACCTAGTAACCAAGCTAGCGAAGCAACGATTACAGGAATGACAGCCTTTAGAACGTCCGACCAATTCATTTATCTTGCTTATGGTCTAGCTTGTCAAAGATCTTAGACAACATGACTTTGATGTCGGCGATGTCTTTTTCATAGTCTGGCTTTAGAACGTAGGCGTGAGGCAAACCTTTTTCTAAGTCTCTAAGGTCGCGCTGCAATTCTTTCTGAGCTTCCCAAACCACACGGAAGAACCAGCCGAATGCGGCAGATAGAACGCCAAAAGCGATGTTAAGCAGCGTCTGAGAGTCCATAGTAGTGAAGGTTCCTAACGAGTCGTTCGTCATCTGGCGATAGATCTACCGCCGCCGCACCGTGTTTTATCGCTTCGTCTTTTAAGCCCAGATGATGAGCTGCAACTGCCGCAAGATCGTGAGGCTTAGAACCCCAGACTTCAGGGTCGCATGTATAAACAAGCTGCCGATCCTTGATCTCTAGAGCCATTGTAGCCGCGTGGAAGCATTCTTTCCACATAGACTTCATGTAAAAGGACATCGCCGCGTCTACCCACGGCTCACGCGTTCCAGGAGCCTCGGCTATCGCCATCCTGTACCACTTTAAAGCCTCCCAAGGGTTCTGTTTATGGTCATAGGCTTTACCTAACAACCGCATGGCATAGCACCGCTCATTCGGCCATGTCGCCTCTGGCATGTCAAGATAGGTGTTGAGTGCGGTTATAGCCTCATCCCAGAGGTGATAGAACGTAAGTTCACGGGCAAAGTAAAAAGCATTGCGCGGTTCGCGTGGATTTTCCTTAACAGACATGCGTAATAAATCAAGATACTGGCCTCGGCTTTTAGTTGGGTCCGGGTAGTGACTTACTAATAGCTTGTCAGTTTCAGCGTATACCTCTGTAATGCGAAGATCAGGGATTGGGTATTCATGGACAGGGCAAAAAAATGAATAACCGTGACGAGCAAAGATTTTTTCGTATCTAAAACGAATGCCTTGCCCCCAGTCAAACAAGTAACGCAGACGTGTTGTCTTGCCTAATTCCCATACCCTTTCAATTTCTTCGCGCCATCCCTCTTCTAACACTTCATCCAGGTCTAAGCTGACAATAATGTCAAAGTCTTTGGGCGTGAGAGCAATGGCAACATTTCTCGCCGCGTCAAAACGCCAGGGAGATATGCAAATATCGTAAACCGTAGCCCCACATTCTTTGGCTAACTCAACCGTTTTATCAGTGCTTCCCGTATCGGCAATTAAGATTAGATCAGCATCTTTAGCCGAATTACAGAACCTCTTAACAAACTGCTCTTCGTTCTTTGATATTGCGTTAACGCAGATTTTCATCCTGTCTTCTCCAGTCTCCAAAATATTTTATTTCCGCATTAATTCTAACTAATCGAGCATCTGCTAAATCAACATATCTACCCAAACATATTTTTTTATTATCAACTTTTATATAAGCTCTCCATTTGAGCGTGTCTTTGCAAAAACAAACACCTTTGACCCCTGTCGTGTTTCTTACATTTGCTTTTAAATTTTTACCATTTTGCAAGTTAGTTGCTTCTCTTAAATTGACTATACGATTGTCAGTCTTGATGCCGTTTATGTGATCTAACTGATCCGTTGGATGTTTGCCGTGATGCAAAGCCCAGGCAATTCTATGTGCGTAATGACGTTTGCCATCAATCATGATGCCTATGTAACCAGCCTTAACAACTGTGCCGGCGGCTTTTTTCTTAATACGACCTTTGCCTTCAGCGATCCAGTAAACATTTCCAGTTTCCGGTTCGTAGCGAAACAAGCGCTGAAGTGTTTCTATTGGTAGAATCTTTGCAGCCATCTCGAAATCCCTCTTCGTTGGTGGTTAGAAGGCTCGTGCATGTTGGTAGCATCACGAGCTTTCGCATTTTATACAGAATCGGCACCGATGGAGTCGGCGGCAATGATTTCAACAGTTACAACCTCATCCACCGTTGTTGCATACTTACCCTCAACCCATGTTTTGTCAGAGTGGTTCCAGTTCCACTGATAACCTGCCCTGTCTGCTGGCTTTGGTGGACGTACAACCCATTCATGAGACCACCAGATAACTTCCATACCTTCAGGGCAATCCGGTGCATCAGGCGCTTGTACCCAGCCCTCTGTGCCGTCAGTCTCAGGCTTGGGAATACTTCCGTTTTTACTGTAGAGCATGTGTTACCTCACTGGACTGGGAAGGGTGCTGTGGGAACGGTTGTCACGGTTCTTGCGTAGCCTTTAGTAATACGAAAATCATCAACATAACCATTCCAATCACGACCTGCGTCTAATGCTGGTGTGTGGCCAACAAATAACGGCCTAGCAGTATTGTTGAAATCGGTTGTCATAGTGGCTTGTGAGTCAAGCGATCCATTTATGTATAGCTTGAAATTATTTGTAGCTGAACCGCTTCTGACAAAAGCTATGTAGTACCAAGTACCTGTGTTTAATGTTGCACTTGACGTTAAAACAAAACCACTTACAGCGAACCAACAAATTTTATTCCCAGTTGCATCCGCAAGTATTTGCCATGTGTTCTCACCGGCAGAAGCCCAATTACCACCAAGCGTCATATAAGCAGTGTTGGCAGATTTATAAACCCATGCTTCAACGGTAAAATCACCGCTTCCTAATGCCAGTAAAGCACTTCCAGGCATAGTTGCACGATCCCCATTCCCATCAAAGTAAATACTCCCACCACCCCACTTGCTCTGTGTTGTGCTGATCTGAGCATTCCCAACAGTCTCCAAGACATTCTTGGCAGTGGCATCGACAACGCCAGCATTGGTGAAGTTGAGGAGGAGGGATGTGTTGGGTACTGCCGTTAGTGGTGCTGTGGGACCGCCAGCGGGAGGAACAATGGCAGTGCCTTTGACTACACGAACATTTGAAATGTATCCGGCAGGGAATAGGTACGTCGCATTCCCATCTGAGCTATATGCTCCAACCACAAAAGCGCTTGTGTTATTAGGAACTGTGCCAGATGAATTGCCTGTTCCGCCAGAAACGCCGTTTACATAAATAGTCCATGTACTCCCGCTTCTCGTAAACGCCAAGTGAGTCCATGCGTTTAGTGTGGCTGCGATAGAACTTGAAAAGGCAATTCCCCAGCTTGAACCGCTCAATGTTGCATAGAAATTAGGCGTAAGCCCACTAAAATATATTAAAACTCCACCGAACGTACCTACGTCAGTTCGTTTGGCAAAAATTCCGTCGGATGAGCTTGGTGTTTCGTTAAGATAAACCCAGCACTCCATTGTAAAGTCAGACGCTTCCATGTCTAACGCTGTGTTATCAGCCACACTCAAATAATCCCCCGTCCCATCAAAGTACCCGCTACCACCCACTGCGGCAGCACTGTAGGAGGACGTTGGTGCGAAGGGGGAGAAGGGTGTGACTGAGGTGTTTCCTGATGGCGTGACGGTTAGCGGTGTTGAACTACTGTCTTTGAAACGATTGGATTGGCAGGTAAGTAATGATGTATTAGAAATTGCGGTTAAGGGTAATGTTGGAACATTAATTGTTGATTGAGTTGCATCGTAAGCTGATGATCCGTTAACAATTCGTGCATTTGATATATAACCCTGCAAATTCCGTGTAGCCTCGTTTGCATACCACTGGCTACCAACAAATAAAACATTACCAGTAGACCCAACGGTTGCTGATGTTGACGTTGTAGCAACTCTACTTCCATTTAGAAATATTGATAAAGTTGAGCCGCTTCTACAAAGAGCAATATGCGCCCATTGATTAATTGGTGTAATTGTTGACGAAGTTATTGCTAAAGCAGTTGCGCTAGCAAAAGCCACTGCTGCATACCCAGAAGGCGTTAATTCAAAACTAATATAAGACGTCCCTGCAGTGCTTCCAGACACACCATAACTAATAAGACCTTGACTTAAAGTATTAGTTTGTCTTAATAAGTATACCCAACACTCCATTGAAAAATCGTTAGATCCAACCGATGATATGGCTGATGTTGGTATTGATAAACAATCCCCCGTCCCATCAAAATAATTTCCCCACCCCGTCTGTGAGAACGGGCTAAAGGTTCCCTGCGTTGTGTTGCCGTTGCGGGTGATGGTGAATCCTGAACCACTGTTAGCGGTTCCAGAGTCTAAGAACGTATTGTTCTGTGCGCCGTTAGTGCCGTTGCCTGGGAGGAGCAAGGACACAAGGTTGAAGTAAGCGTCTTTGACTGCGCCAGATACACCCGCAATAAGGGCGTTAAGAATGCCTGTCATGACAGCCCCTTAAGTCAAACCGTTGCCAGAGATCAACCAAGTCGTGGAAGTCATCTTGATAGCCGTGGCGATACCGTACTGAGCAAGCGTACGAGTGCCTGTTGAGCCCGTTCCCGCCAGATACATCGTGTCGGATGTGATCGCAATCGAAAGGCTGCTAGAACTCATGTTGATGAACGTCAGCACAGTTCCGTTTTCAAACGCTATAGAAGCATTGGCAGGGATCGTGAACGTCACACCAGAGCCGGATGACAGCAGAATTGTCTTGCCCTGATCGCCATCAACAATCGGGTAATTGGCCGTTTTTGCATCCAGCGGCGTGTTTAGATAACCAATCGTCGTGCTTGCAACGGTCGGCAGCGTTTGCGTAATGGAGCTATTGGTCGCAGATGACTGAAGTGTATGAGCGCCAGATCCACTAGCGTTACCCTGAGCAACAAATGAGGACATGATTCTTCCTTTAGAAATTCATTACAACCCAGCGTTCGCCGGTTCCAACCGTAACGCCAACGCTCGTGTTTATAGTTACAGGCCCAACACTTAAACCGTTATATCCGTCTGTAATGGTGTAATTGCTTGAGATCGTTCTTAAACTCTCAAGAATCGTAGCTGCCCCCGCACCACCGCCAGGAATTGTCACGGTTACCGCATTCGTCGCAGCCGTGGCGGTAACGCCAGAACCTACGAAGTTGAAAGAAGTAACGCCAGACGTTAGTAGCGTCCCTTCATCCGATACCGAGATGTTAGTGCCAGTTCCTGCCGGCCCTGTTGGGCCAGTTGGACCAGCTACTGTTGAAGCACTGCCCGTAGGTCCTGTGGGACCGCTTGTTCCCGTAGTCCCAGTCGGTCCGGTAGGTCCAGAAGATCCTGTGGGTCCAATATCTCCCTGAGCTCCCGTGGGACCCGTAGGGCCAGCGGTTCCAGAAGCCCCAGTTGGTCCAGTCGGACCTGCCGCGCCGTTAGCTCCAGTGGGCCCTGTCGGGCCAGCAATACCCTGCGACCCAGTGGGACCTGTAGGTCCGGCAATCCCCTCGGCGCCAGTCGGCCCAGTAGGACCAGCAGCACCAGAGGCCCCGGTTGGCCCGGTAGGACCGTCTATACCATTTGCCCCAGTAGGACCTGTAGGCCCAGCGATTCCTTGAGCACCAGTCGGGCCGGTAGGACCATCAGCTCCGTTTGCACCCGTGGGACCAGTTGGTCCGGCTACGCCTTGAGCGCCAGTAGGACCGACATCCCCTTGGGTACCTGTCGGGCCGGTGGGCCCTGCTATACCTTGAGCACCCGTGGGGCCTGTAGGTCCAGCCGCCCCTGCACTTCCGGTAGGGCCTGTAGGCCCGTCTAAACCATTAGCGCCGGTAGGTCCGGTCGGCCCTGCCGCACCCGTAGGTCCTGTGGGTCCAAAACTTCCGCCAGGGATGTTTACCGTGACCGCGTTACCAACGGCGGTCGCAGCAACACCAAGACCAACAAAGTCAAAGCTGACAACGCCGGTCGTAATGATTGCGCCTTCATCGGCTACAGAAATATTAGTGCCCGTTCCCGCTGGACCCGTAGGCCCTGTAGGACCAGATGCTCCGGTGGGTCCTGAGCTGCCGGTCGGCCCTGGGACTGTGGAATCCGCTCCGGTAGGTCCCGTCGGACCGCTAGATCCTGATGCTCCTGTCGGTCCCGTAGGTCCAGCAACAGTAGATGCCGCTCCAGTCGGGCCAGTGGGTCCGCTAGCTCCCGCGTCTCCGGTCGGGCCAGTTGGCCCGGCTACAGTAGACGCTGCGCCTGTAGGTCCTGTAGGCCCACTAGAACCAGCCGCACCTGTTGGTCCTGTTGGTCCCGGTATTGTGGAAGCATCCCCGGTCGGACCTTGCTGCCCTGTTGGCCCAGTGGGACCGGCGCTCCCAGTCGGACCTGTAGGGCCCGTAGCTCCGCCACCAATAATGGTGACCGTAACATCACCACCGACCGCAGTCGCTGTAGCTCCAGGTCCTGTAATGTTGAGCGAGGAAAGGCCAGACGTAATCTGTGTGCCTGCATTTGATACAGGGATGTCTGTGCCTGCACCCGCAGGACCCGTCGGACCGATAACGCCCTGATCGACAACGAGCGTGATCTGGCTTGCGCCACCAACTACAAGATCAATATCGCTCAATTTGTCACCCCGTTAGACCTGATGAGGAACAATAAAAACACAATTAAGTCTTGTGCCGGCGTTGATCCGCTTGCAGGGATGGCAATCGTGATGTTTCCTGAAAACCCAACTGGGTTAGCTGCGTTGATGTCTAGCTGAACGTCGGTAGAAAGCACTGACCATGCAGACTCGTCAATCACCAAAGTAAACGATCCGCCAGCAAGATTCTGATTTGTAATCGTGAGGCTTACAGGCGTTGGAGGCGGCGTGTAGTCAGCGATGTCAAACGTGAGCCCATATCGCGAGTCACGGACATTTGAGAGCTGACGACGAATGATTTGGCTGGTGATGGTAGCGCCCGTGAGATTGCGCGGCGTACCGTCGGAATTGTTGAGTGTCAGATTCCAGTAAGTTTTCTGGTTGTATACCAGCTCACCGGCAATGATCTGATTGTCGAATCCGCTAACTTGTGTCAGCGTATTCTTGTTGAAAATAGCCATATTCCCTCGCTCGGTAAACTAACGTTCGCTAAGCACTCTCAGCAGAACGGGCGGCTATCGTGTCTTTTCTAGATTCTAAGGCTTTTGTTCTAAAGCCGCAATCCTTTGCTCTAGCTCTTTGATTGCATTTGTCAATACCGCAATCATCTCGGGCATCGCTAAACCAAGTCTTGTTCCTTTCGGGGTTTCAATCTGGGAAACGACTTCAGGAATAACTGACTGCACATCTTGAGCAATAAATCCCAAGTGCGGATCGGTTTGCCCAATGTAGTTGAATCTTACAGCCTGTAGCTGCAAAACCTTTTGCAAGCCGCCTGTGTAGTCCTGAATGTTTTCCTTCAAGTTTCTGTCTGAAGAATTGACCCATGAACCAGCATCGGCGTAGGCATTCCCGTTTGAATTGAACGTCCAGGTCTGTGAAGCGCCGCTCGTATAGAGAACAAGGTTGGAACCTGTGGCATAACTTCCCGAGCTATTTGTGAACACCCACGAATTGTCTGCAAACGATGTGCCGCGCAGGCTTGCAGTCTTGCCAGAAGCAAGAGCAATTCCGTTCGTCCACGGATCAGGTAGCGACGGTGTGGCACCCGTTGGGCCTGTGGCTCCCTGCGGACCTGTAGGGCCAGGAACGGTAGAAGCGGCTCCCGTAGGACCGGTAACTCCCTGCGGACCCGTAGGCCCCGGCACAGTAGAAGCAGGGCCTGTAGGCCCGGTATTTCCTTGCGACCCAGGGTCGCCTTGTATCCCCTGAATGCCCTGTGGACCCGTAGGTCCGGCCACACCAGCAGCCCAACTACCGTCGCCTCTTAAAAAGGTTGTGGTGTTGTTTGGGATGTTTTGAATCTGTGTAAAACCGGCAGATGTGTTCGGGAAGTAATAAGTGTTAGCAGCAATACCGCCAGAGGTAATCCTGATCGCATACCCGTTAGCGTTCGCAAAAGTTGAGGCATTACCACTGGTCAGCGATGAGGTTCTTGATACAACCAAAGCTTCAGCAGCAAAACTTGTGACCCCAAGACTTTTAACAAGAGGAGAGCCCGCACCATTAATTACCTGCGCCGTAAACTGACCACTGGCGCCACCGTTGAAATAAACCGGAGAGTCTGAGTAAGGATAGTTGACCGCATCAATCTTAAAGATGTGATTGTCGTATCCAGAAACACCAAGAGAAAACCAGGGAAACGCTCCGCCGTAAGTGGTGTACCCCTGGATCTCAAGATTGTTTGACCCGTTGATTGTGATGCGATTTGCACCAGTGCCGGAAGCAATCTCTCCGCGCAGGTAAGCTGCTGACGCATAAAGACCGCCCGATGTTTTATCAAGATACCAGCCAGCCGTTCCATAGCTAGATGATGTCGGTGGAATTGGCCCGTTATAGTTATCGGACAGAATGCTTTGGAATACCGACGCGGCTATTGGCCCTGTCCATGCTGTTGAGTTAGCCGGGACTCCGTCGACTGTCACGCCGTTGGCGTTATATCGACCTTGGAGATACCAAAGCACCTGACCGATAGAAATCCCCGGAACCGTTGATGACCAGCCAGCAGGAACCGCAGAACCCGACGTTGGTGTTGTAAATGTTGGTGTTGATGCTGTTTGAGACTGCACGAGATAAGCATTGATAAATGCAATCCCAATTAACCCAGATCCGCCTGTAGGCCCTGCGCTGCCCGTCGGTCCGGTATCGCCCTGTGGCCCTGTAGCTCCTGCGGGTCCGGTTGCTCCGCTAGGCCCCGTGGGTCCGGCCATGCCGGTGGGAGACCACACGAATGCAGAGCTTGTAGCCGACAACGCGCTTTTCGCGGATTCATTCGCTACAGAAAATGCAAAGTACCAAGTACCGCCTGCAATCTGTAGATTTTCAAACTTAACCGTCGAGCCATTAGCAAAGATAGATCCGTTACTAAGAATCTGAGTGCCAATTACTTTCCAATCAGTAGCCGAAGGCGTTGCGCTAGACGTATAGAAAAGCGTAACGGTTGTCACGCGCCCCGTAGTGGGCATTGTGCAGGTAGCCGAGAAAGTCGGAGGCGCAGCAGAAGGCGCAAGGTCTCCAAGTACAGGAGCATTTAGCGAAGAAAAGAATGTCGGAGATGGAAGGCTAGAGTTTGGCGCGGGAGCAAATGCAGTGATACTTGCATCGTTATAAACATCAGCGTTGTATTCCGAAAGCTCTAATGTCGCACCCAGGTTGCCGTCGTCGACAGTCGCCTCCGACACCTTCATGACTCGGAAGAGTTTATTTGTCCAGCCGTAATCAGCGTTAGTGATGTCAACAACATCGCCAGCGTCTACCTGAATGCCTGGGTAAGAAGATGTGATCGTGACAATTAAATCTTCTCTTGCCTGCTCTAAGCGTCGGTTGCCAAGATACTGCGCCTGCACCGAGTTATTGCAAAACTCTAGGCTTGTCGTTTGTCTGTTGTCGGGCTCGTTGGGATACCGCAGAATGGCCGGGGTTTCCATGAAGACCATGTCCGGCTGATCTCGGTTGTCTTTTGACGGAAACTCAATTTGGATCTGATTAATCTGTTGATTAATGTCGATTGCAGAGACCCTGATCTCACCGATAAGGTTTGAGTCGTTAAACGAGAACGTTGAGCTTTCTGCCTTGTTAATGATGATCGACCAAAGCCCAGAAGCCGCGTTGTACGCCATCCAAGAGTCCGAGCACTCCAACATCTTCTCGACGTTGTCTAACACTGGTTTACCTGTGTCTACAACACCGTTGATACGGTATCGAGCTTGAGTCGCTAATCCGCCGCCAGAAGGCGTATAAGTAATGGTCTGATCGGAGTAAGTATTGAGAGCTGTAGCACTTGCAGAATCCACAAGACCCGTCATGCCTGCGCCATAACGATCATCGGTCATGTAGTCGTACCAACAATCTCCAGGCTTACATTCTGACCCGCCTTTTGGCAAGTGTGTGCAATAGAACGTGATTGGCTGTAAACCGGTCGTCCCTGCATCCGCGTTGTAGTTGAGTTTGACAATGGCAAACGCCAAGCCATTCATCTGCCTACCAGACGAAGGCCAACGTAAGGCGACAGGAATATCTGCGCCGCCCATAAATACATTCGGGGCTGTACCGTTTACAGCGGTGATAACACCAGCTTGAGTCGAGGTGTAAAGACTGATGTAAAGGTTGCCGCTAATTTTGGTGTCTTGATTATTATCGCCATCTGTCAACGAAGTAACTTTGGTCTGATCTATGTTGTCAAATGTTATAAGACGGTCTCCGTAGTAAAACTTAGCGCGATCATAAGTAAAGGTTGCAGACGCGTCTGAAGAGATGGAAGAGATAGCAAGAACGTAATACATCGTCTTTTGATCTGTGGAAAGAACAGCATCCACGAACGTCCCGCCTAACCATGCGCTGCCATAAACGACAGGGATTGAATTGTTATTGGCCGGAGGCATTTGCTGCCGAGCGCCCATGTCCTGAGCCTGGGACGGCTTACTACCAAAAGCCCTCGTGACGACATAAGACACTGCAAAGTTAATTGCAAATGTCGCAGCCGCTAGAGCTATAGATCCAGCTTGTAACGTAACGCCCAGGGCTGATAAAACGATGGATGCTGGCATGATCTACTCTCGAAAGAAGGTCGCTTGTAATGGCGCAAATTTATATCGTGTGTAGTCAATCTCTGGAGAACTTGGCATAAGACTCGTGCAGACAATCTGAACTCTCTTTTGGTCAAGCATGTCCTGGGCTAATTTGTTAAACCGTAGCCAAAGCCTGCCTCCAATAGATGTATCTCGATATTCCGGCATGACCCACCACGCCACTTCGTGTAATTCCTTGACGGCACTATTCCAAAAGTTACAGGTCACATAAGCTGCCAAAAAACCTCTGAGCTGATCGTCTACCAAAATAAAGCCGCGGCCTTTTAGCATCTGATAAAACAACGAACGGACATGGCCTTCGTTCTGGTTGTGCTTTAGTGCTTTTATTCCTGCTTCTTCTGCGTAGGCTTTCATCATGTCGATTAGGTGAGGCATGTCGTATTTTGTTGCGTATCTCATCCAGCATCCCTAATGTCGTTTGGATCGTTTTGTATAGGTGTTGATTCGGCTTGTGATCCGGTTTTGGGCGGTGATCCAAAGTCAAAGTATTGACCAGAGATTGCAGCCACACGGCTCATACTTGCGTCAGATGCGTATTGCTGTTGCCAGCTATTTAAGTTAGTCCTTATGCCGTTGATTTTATTTTCTAGGATTGCTCTAAATGACGTACAGGAAATAGAAGCTGTTACGGTTCTACTTCTAACGTCATCGTTCCAATCTTCAGTAAGGCTAATGTTAGAAACGATGCCTTGATAGCGCTTGAAAAACTGTGTAGATGGGCTTGTGATGATTTGATAGTTAGAGTCAAAGAATCCGCGCCAGATTTCTATAGTCGAGCCTTTTATGTTTGAACTTAAAACAAGATTAACGTTGGTCGGGTCTATGCCTATCAGACCAATCACCATGTCAATAGATGTGGCCTTAATTTCTCGGTTTACCGCGCCGACAGAAAGAAGGCTCCCGAGACCCGAGAATGTATTTCCGCCAACCGTAATCGCAGCGGCAGCATTACAGAATGTGTAAGTCGTTGTCGACGTTGTAAGTTTTACGAATTCACCGTGAGTAATGCTTGCGCTGTTAAGCGCTGTCATAGGGGTACTCATTGCACATTCTCCCTAAAGACAAAATCAGAATCCCAGTCAACGAACGCTCCGTTGGTCATGGGTCGCAACGTGTAAGTTGGACAAACCTCAGCAACCACAGAAAACGTGCAGGCAGACCCTACAGCCGTCAGAGTTCCGGTTGATGGCGTTCCTATCACCGGCCTGTGCAAGGTCACGTTAACAGTCGATCCTGAGCCCCTCAGCACCTCTGCCGTGACCTTATAAGGGTAATTGCCAAGCTGTAAAAAATCACCAGCCTTAAACACAATGGTTGAACTAGCCACAGAAGGCAGGTTGCCTACAGATATAGTCGTTGCGTTAGCAGCAGGCACACTAGCAAGCGTTAAAGCCGCAGCCTGTCCGCTAGTCAATTGGCCTTGATAACCGGTAAACCAAGAAAGGGTTGTCGAGCTAAACGTAATAGTTGCCGCCGTTTGCCTGTCTAGGTTATCAATCGTTTGTATGACATCGCGCACTTGCGGGTAGTACAAGAACGAGTGAGGCTTGACTGTAAACACCCAAGGAACAGCGGTTACATACTGCGCCGTCCTGACTTGCCCTGACCGAGAATATTGCTGGCCGACCATCCTGCGGTTATTGACCGTAATGGTTTGGCTAATGTCCAATATGGTTTGGAAGCTCATGTCCTACCTCTCGGTGAGAGTGATTTTTGAGCGTAGGCATTCGCAGCCCATACCGCTCGATTGCTACCCATGATTCGCTCTTCAAAAGACTTAACGTCAATCGCTTGTATGTTGTAGTTGTTGATCGTAGATGTCCCACTTGTCGCGTAAGACGGGACAACTTGCCCTGCCATGCTTGGAACAAATAGCTCTGGCCCTCTTTCACCAACAAGATAAGGAGCGCCCGAGTTAACCGGACCACCGCCAGCTCGTTTGCCAAAAATGCTTCCAAGAACGGGAACGTTAGACATGAAGTTCTCAAACAATGACGGAGCGCCGGTAATGTTTGATTTAAAAATTGTGTCTAAAAACTTGTCTAGCGAGCGGGAAGCTAGCTTTTGCAGTAAAGAGGAAAGGGCTGACTTAAACGCTTGCGCGGCAGACTTGCCCGACATGAATGCCTCGACAATTGTCGTGCCTATTGACTTAAACCCATCCCGAATGTCTTCTAGCATTTCTAATTGCTCTTGACCGTCTTTTTTCTTTTCCTGCATATCTTCCCATTGCTTGTTTGCCATGATTTGAGCCTGCTGATCTAGGTCTAACATGACCTGCATACGTTCTTTTTCGATCTCGACTTCGCGCTCATAATCTTTAACGATCTGATCTTGTCGCATCTTGCGAAGATCATCCATTGCTGACAGCTCTTGATTGGCTTCTTTTGTAAGCCTCATCATCTCTTCTTGCTGCTCAGCTTCCTCGCGGCGCAGACGGATGATTTCTTCCATCTTTGCAAGACCGGCGGGTCCGCCTTGCTTTGCAGCCTCAAACCTTAACGCGGCCTCTTCGCCTTCTCTTAATTTCAGGATTTGAGCGTCTAATCCTTCAAGATAAGTCTTGAGCGCTTTTGCAGCAGACTCCGCGCCCGAGTCTTTTACAGCCTTTACCCTTGTTCCTGACTGCCTGCCTCCCTGCGTTACACCAACCACCGGAGCAGGAACCGCAGGTTCCTCTTCGCCAAATCCAAGGAACTTTTTAATTCCCGTGTACGCGTCACGCGCTTTGCCCATCAACGTTAGAAAGCCGATCTTTGCTTTCTCGGTCATCTGGTCTATCGCGTCGCCTATCTCACCAATAGCCAAAACACCCTTCTTGGCTTCGCCTGAAAACTTATCGGTGTTTCGAGATAGCTGGTCAATCTTAGAAATATCAAGATTGCCAAACTGCTTTCCAAAAAGCTGAACCTGCAACCGAGCCCTTTCCGCGCCTGCGCTCATACCGGAAAGAACTGCTGTTAGGTCTCGGAAGATGTCAATCTCGGGCCTTAACAAACCACCAGCGTCGGCAATACTTACGCCCAACTCTCTAAACAAATCGGCCTGTTCTTTTTGACCGTCAGCAGCAGCGCCAAGCGTTACCGAAAAGCGATCCCACATCTGTGCGGCGTTATCGGCTTCTTTCCCCGATTGAACCATTGCGCTTTGCAGGGCTAAGACTTCTTCAATCGCTAACCCTGAGCCTTCAGCGAAATCGTTAACCGCATCCGCAGCCTTAAAAAAGGAAGTAGCAAATGCTCCAGCAGCGGCGGCGGCTAGTAACATGGGCTGTCGTAATGCGCCCATCGCAGTGCCAAGCAAATTGACACTGACCTGCATCTCGCGGGTTTTGGCTTTAGCCCTGTCGATCTCTTGAACGAACTTTGCGCTCTCTAAACCAAGAGCAACTTGCAGGGCTGCGATTAGCTTACCGGCCATTGTTTCCCCCTAAGATGTCTAAAAACTCTGACTTAAATCCTGGCAGACTTGTAAACGCCAGGAAGTCTCGCTCTTGTTTTGTCATGTAGTTTGGAGGGATGAAATATTCCTCCAGATGCGGGAAAAACTCACGGCTCTTAATTGGGGTTTTAGATAGCGCGTTATAAACAATCGCCATCAGATGCGAGATCAACATTAAGTTTTGTCTCGCGCCAATCATGCCGTCGCGGTACATCAATTCTAACTCTCGCGTGGTCACTACATCAAGACTTTCTATAACTTCGGGTGACTGACCGTTAAAGATCATCGCCGCCCGAATCTGCCGATATAGTGACCGCTTTAGTTTTTTTCGACTTCCTTGTAATCTGGGTTTACTGCCTTTTCGATCAACTCCGTCAGATGCTTAATCTGCGCTGGAGAAAAGGCTTCGGAAATATCCTCGTAGGACAGCGCGAAGAGCTCTTGCCCTTCCTCAAACCCGACTAAGTTAATCAGCGCAATCTCGCGCATGATCTCTTGGGCTTTGTAGCGTGATGCTTCTTTTAGACTACGCCCATCAACGACAATGTCATTGTCTTTACGATCAACGGCGATGTTCTGATTGATTTTGTAGAGCTTTTCAAACGTATCGACTAGCTTTGAGTATTCCTGCTCTATCAAAGCGTCGGGAGGGTTTTTAATCTTGCCCTCAAGCTCAATCATTTCCTTCCTGGTAGGAAGATAGACCTTAAGCGCATGACCAGCAAAATCAATGTCTGCGTATTTCTGTCTTTGAAAAGAAGAACCAAACTTGTCTTGTAATCTCATTTTCTAACCTTTGCTCGTTGCTTCGCCGCCCAGAGATCCATGTGAGCGCTCATAAGAGACGCTAACCGATCAAGAGCAGACGTTGCCATTGATTGAAAAGTGTTTCGTATAAATGGTTTAGCAGGCATTTCCGCCGTACCGAATTCTATAGCCTCTGCTGCTGGCCTGTACTCACCCTTAGCATCCCTATAGCCAACGCCAACATCGACAAACCCGAAAGCAACTGTATCGCGGCTAAGATACTTTTTAGATTTGTCTTTGCGCGTCGCAACCTTTGCGCCGTTGCGAACTTTGAGTTGTAGCTTTCCGGTATCGACGGGAGCTCTTGCGCGGACCGCCGCTTTAACGGGCTCCATTGCAGACTTTAAGCCGGGAAGTAAAGATCGCCTTGCTTTGGTCGTGCCGAATTCTTGAGCTAATTCTAAAAGCGAATCCTCAAACTGCCGAAAGCCCTTAACTTCAATCTTTCCCATTGGTCACGATCTTTTTGAAGATTAGATCGTTAAGACGAATCACATAATTTACTACTTCGTCTGGTGTCATATCCGGCGCATGATTCTCTGCAATCTTATGGCAAAGCGTGATGTTAATGAGCCTTTGTTGAGGATACCCAAACCAGTTTTTAGAACCGGTCTGGGCTTGCGTGACTAAGTAAGCCAGCAAATCATCACTCGCTCTTTGCATGAGCCCTCAGCACAGACAAGCAGACTGCTTCGGCACCGCCGGGACTGGCTTCCTGTAGGGCGGCATCCACCTCTTGTAAGGTAAAGGGATGCCCTTTTGCCATTGCATGAAGGTCGCCCCTGAATTCCGCCATCAGCGCTACTAATTCATCAAGTGTTGTTTGACCAGCCATATTGATTGCCTCGCGGATGAATCGTGAAAGTAACCTGAGCTTCTGCGCCAGGAGCTGGATCAATCGTCCACTGACTAACGCGGCCATTGAAGGCGTAGTTAACGATGTTCGTGCCATCTGTCGCTGAGATTACAAACGTACGGTCAATCGTACCGTTGTAAGCATCTGCGCGGAGCAAAAGAAGGTTTGTGTCTGCCGGATTCCATGCTGCCACAACAGTCATGGAAGTTGGCGCAGACTGAACCGGGATCTTGTCAGACTGACGCGAGCCAGCAACCGCAAAGTTAGCAACCGCATCGTCTTGACCAAAAGCAGGGATTGCTTCTACTGGAACCAAGTTACCAGAGACAGCAATCGCTGAAGTCGAAGCGTAGACGCTAAGGTTAGCGGTAGTCAAAGGAGTGGGCGTAGCCCCCGGCTGGCAATATAGCGAGGCGCTGAAGCCGGGTAAAACTTTGTTGGGAAGAGCCATTTTTCACCTCACGAAGGAATGTCTAAAGTTGAATCTAAAACAATCTGGTGTAGCTTGCTGTCATTATCGTATGTGTGGAAAAGCCAATCAACGTCTACTTTTGCCACAAAAAATAAGCCGCCAAATGTTCCTTGATAGCCGTGGAGCGCGTCGACAATCTGCTGAGCCTTTGAGTAACAGTTCGCCATCTGCTGAGCAAAGACTGTCGCCTGAAAGACAGGTCGGTCTATACCCTTAACCGATTGCGGCCCTGTATAAACCGGCTGATGTACATCTCTAAGTTGCCAAGTAACAAACGTCGGCTCGGTTGCAAAGTTGCGGTTGAACACAGCATAAACCGGCGTGGGCGTACAAACCGAGGTTAACTGCGCCTGTATCGCTTGAGCGTAAACAACGGCTGAATTCTGACCCATCAGACTGCAACCGTTGGTTCGTTACGGTAACAAGTGAACGTTACCCACTGCCTATCGTCATGCTCGTAAACCTCAGCGATCCGCCATGATTTATCGCGGAAGGAAATGCTGTAAGCCTCTTGAGCATCGGAAATCGTACGCATGTTGGGCGTGTAGTTCACCGTGAACTCAATCATGTTGTCGTATTGCCGAAACTTTTCAAGCGTCCGAATGCGGTTATGCACAGACTTGGTTTTTGCTCGCGTCTGAAACCATGCAGTCTCTGTCGTTGTTTGCTCGCCAAGATTGGTAAGCCCAAACGTCAGATTGTTGATGGTGATTTGATCGACGCGTAAAACCATTACATCACCAAAGTCTTATAGGGTCGCAATAGCTGGTCAATCGCCCAGGGAAGCTGATACTGCTTAGCCTCAGAGATTGCAGACCGGTTATTGTAGAAATGCGTGAGCAACATCAGCCCCGCTTGCTTAACCACGGGATACTGACCGATAACACTGCCTTGTAGCGTGTACTGACAAAGCATCGGAGCGGTCATGTAAGTGTTAACGTTATTTGGAACCTCGAAAAGAACTAACTTGTTCCCCGTCGGGTCGTAGTAATACTGACTGTTTGCAATCGTCGTAAGAACTGGAGGGTTCAGGTCGTTGTAATACTTGACCCAATTGATCGTTACGCCGTTCTGCGAGACCTCGGGAAGATCCAGGGAAACCGGAGCTGCCATCAAACCCGAGATTAGATACGAAGCCTGATACGTTACATTGAAGATTGGAACGCCCAAATAATCCTCAATTGCCATCCGCGCCGCTAGCTCAAGTTGCGTCAGATATTCGTCTTGCGACTCATCCTGAAACAAGTTGAGCTGGTTGGTGATTTCGTCGTAAGTAAGCCATTGCGTAACCGGGTCGCGGGTACTTTGAATGACCTTCGAGTAGTTGAACGGGTTTCTAGAACCCGCTCCGAAATTACCTTGAAGCTGACTTGGCATGTTAGGTTCCGATCAAACGAACACCAGCGGTTACATCGCGCACAGTCGATACCAAACGCTTTTCAGCGTAGATCGTGATTGTTCCAGGCTGCGTTTGTTCCATGCGTTGCAGCGTCATTTCTGAATGGTCAACGATCCACATAAACCGAGGCCAGTTGGCTAGGTAAATGGGAGAAGCGCCAGTTGCGGGAGCGTCTAAGTAGGGATTGACGATAACCGGCCAGCCCATAATGTTTACACCTGGGCCTTCGTCTTTTTCGCCAGTTTCAACTAATGCGTAAGAGTTGCCGGCATGAGCGTATTCACGCAGCGTCTGTAATGCGGTTGGGTGCATCATCCATGCGGTCCCAGGCATTCTCCAAAACTGACCTGGAAGAGCGTTAGCAACATCAACAAGGCTTTCCCACTCAATACCGCCGCTATGCGTATAGCCGACAGTGTTAAGCGTGTGAATGCCGTTAGTTATGGCCGTTCCTGAGCTGCCATAAGCAGCCGTAGAACCAGCTGTCCCTGCGTACATCTTAAGGCCGCGCAGACCATTGGTCGCGCCTGTGCTTGTCGTGGTTGATCCTGCTTGGTCGTTATTGACAGCCATCGACGCGGCTTCGATCTGGCTGAATTCCATCGCAAGATCTTCGGCTAAAGCAGCATCTAATCCGTTGATGTCACTCATCGCCGCTGCACGAATCGGCATCTGAGCCGAAATGACGCGCATCGGAAGCTGCCAAATGCTCGTAGCGATATTGGGCGATCCGCTGTTAGCGTTGACCGTGTAGCCCCAGGGGTTCGTACTGTTGGCAGCGTTACCAGTCTTAACCACAAACTGAATATCCGAGTCTGCCGTCATTGTCTGATTTGCATAAACCCGAAAAGGGTTCCAGTAACGAAGGGATGCAAACACATCCTCGTTATAAACGCGACCACCAACCCCGCTGCCTGAGCCGGTTAGGGCCGAGGCTTCCGCGAGGTTGACAGTGCTGTTGCCCTCGTGGAGAGCCTTTTTCAAGCCTTCCAAAATAACCTGTTTCATAGTCTCTCCAAAAGGGAGAGGGCTTTCGCCCTCTTTTATCAAGCAGCCGTACCAGTCGAACGATAACGAACGCCAGCGTTAGGATCGCGCACCGAAGTGGCTGCACGAGTCTCGCCATAGAATGTTATAGATCCCGGAACTGTCTGGTCGTATCTCCTGAGAACCATTGAGAGACGCATGACGATGGTGTGGAACTGCTGCCAATCCGCAAAGTACATCGGATAGTAGGACGTAGTCCCTGCTGCGCCGGTGGTGGGCTGGCTAGGATTGTCGACATACTTGTTAACTGCAACCTTGAAGCCGAGCAATTCACCAACAATGCCATCGGTGCGTGACAGACCGTCAACATAGATCGGACGGCCTTGCAGATCGACTAACCCGCGAATGCCTTGAAGCAGAATCGGGTTGATCATGAACGCTGCACTGGGAGTCCAATATTGCTGGGGCAGGCTATAAATAAAGTTCACTACATCTTTGTAGTTCACATTATTTGCCGCAACCGTGTTGGCGTTTGTCGTCAACTGGTCATAGGTAGCAAGCGAGTGCAGACCGTTGGTGGTTGCAGTTCCCGAAGTACCGAAAGCAGCTGTCGAGCAAGAGCCACCCGTGTAAGTTGCATTAGCGCCAGCGTACTGATCCAAACCGCGCAGACCATCAGCGCCACCCGTCGTTACCGAGGTTCCGGTTCCCGACTGATCGTTGTTCTGGATCATCGAGGTTGCCATAGCCTGCTGGAACTCCATCAACATATCGTCAACAACGTTAGCCTCTAAGCCGTCGATGTCATCAAGTGCTGCGGTACGGATGGGGAACTGAGCGTTCAAGTCTTTAAGGATCACCTGCCAAATGCTCGTGGCTTCAGTTGTGGGTGCGCCGTTGTTCTGAACGGTGTAGCCCCACTGAGCACCTGCATTGCCGGTCTTGACGCGGAACTGATAAGCCGAGCCGTCAGTTGCAACAATGCGCGACAGATCCATCAAGGGATTTCCGAGACGCTTTGCAGCGAACACGGGATCGTAAGCTGTACGGCCACCAACGTCGTAGCCTGAACCCGTAAGAGCCGAGGCTTCCTTGATGTACGCTTCGCACTGATCCACAGATTCAAAGATCTTGACTTCGCGCTCGATGTTGTTACCGGCCTTCATGTACTCCTTAAGAACGTCCTTGAAGCGACGATTTGCTTCGCCACGGACGGTCTTGTGAATAGGACGGATGATTGAAGGGGCGGCAACTTTTGCCTCTAATGCGGCAATCTTTGCTTCGGTTTCGGTTTTGAGCGCCTCGACAGCCTCAGCAACTTTTACTTCGACGGCCTGAGCGGTTTCTGCCAATTTGGCAGCGCTAGATGCTT